ATAGACTTTACTGTTTCAGCAAGATTGCTCAAGGCATTAGTTAGAGAGTCATTAATATCAGCAACAGACTTTGCAATCTCTGCTGTTGTATCAACAACTGCATCTACTGACTTCTCTGCTGCATCAACAGCAGAAACATCTGCTACTGGCGCTGCCTCTACTACTGGCTCTGCTGCTGGTTCTGCATCTGCAACAACTTCAACAGGTGCTTCTGCTGCTGCATCTGCAACAACTTCTGCGGTAGCCTCTGGAGCAACCTCAACATTTTCAACTACTTCTGCTGCATCTGCAACTGGTGCATCTACAACTTCCATTGTTTCTTCTGTCATAGGATTTTCCTCCTCTGTCATCTTAATTGTCCTAATGCCTTTTGCACTATCAACTAAGAACTTTAGTGTTTTTGTATCTTCTTGATCTTCAACAAATCCAATGTTTTTCATTGTACCGTCGCAAGATGGACAAGTTTCGTCAGACTCTTTTGAAAGTCTAACAATATCGTCGGAACTGCACCAGTAAACTGTATCAACTACAGCCTTTGCAAGAAAGCCTCCAAGTTGTCCCTTTTCAATAGAGATAACATTAGCAAACTGATTTGCAGGATTGTCTACAAGAGACAACTCATGCAGGTCATACTCTTTAATTATACGCACTGATTTATCAATTTTTTCATCATACATGTCATCAGACTTTGTAATATTTCCACCAATTGAAAAACCAGTCAAAGTACCATCAAGAACTTTTTCCCAAGTATCTTGAGCACCTTTTGAAACATATGCAGAGACGTATACGCCACTATAGAATTTTTTATCTTTTGGATCAAAATAACGATCCTCTTTAAAAGAAACAACCTTACCTACAGCACTGGGTTGATGCATTTCACGAAGGTTGCCACGGAATTTCTTAAATGCGTCTATACTTGCTTCAGTTGTGACAATATCACCCTGCTTGTCTACATTGTCTAATGTAGCAAAACCAGAAACGATACGTCGTTCTTGATCTACTTTGCCAATGGGCATTGAAAAGCGTACATTGTCGCCATCAGTAACCCAGTGTGCTTTGCTTATATTCATGGCAGATTAATTATATCATTCCTTTATAATACTTTGTGGATATTATTGTGAAGAACGACCCTCACCCTGTGGATTTCTACCAGAAACTGTGGATGGAGAATCTGAGTTGTTATTTGCTCTTTCTGCATCTCTTTGACGATTTCCTGCCAAATCTGCTCTAGCATCTGTGGCCTGTCTTGGAGACATTATGAAAGGAGTATCTCCATCTGGGCGTTGTGACATATTTATCATTTCACGAGCCTCATTTGGAGTAATAACCTGAGTTTTAACATACCGCTCAATAATCTGAGACTGTGCAATTTCGTCTGTAAGAGTAAGTTCGTTAAACTTCAATTCTAAAATATCAGTCTTTTCTTTAATAATCTTATTTACGATTTTCTCTAAATGACGTTGTGCTGGTCTTGATACCTGCTCTTTAAATGTGCGGTCTTGAGAAAGAGCAGCAGCAATAGCAGCAGAATCAGAACCACCTAATTTAGAAATAGGAACTTGATGAGCAATTAAAATATCATCACGATTTTGCTTACGATATCTTTCAAATGATCCTTCTTGTACCCCGTTTTCAATAGGCTGCATATTAAACTCAACCTTATTGCCTTCTGTATCTCCAGGAAGCGGAATATAAAGAGTTCTATGGTTTTGTCCTTTTAGACCAGTCTGCATAAAACGGAACATCTTATCTTCTGCGTCTGCAGAAAGTTTTGCACCCTTTACTGTAATAATATATCTTGGAGTAGCCTTGTTTTGGAAATAGTCAATGTTATATTGAGCAGCCAAAGAGTCTCCAACGAGAGAAGAAACTGCTGACAAAATATCAGGTACACCATAATATGTATTCAAAGGAGAATATTGCTTGAAGTGCAAAATCTCATTTGGTCTTGGATCTGCTGTAAGTGGATTTATATTCTTAGCACCAAAGTTTCTAAAATAAACCAACTTCTGTCCAATAATCTGAACATATCCATCACGCAAACGGCGAACACGAAGTGTTGTTGCAGGAATATGTCCAACATATCCAATTTCTCCAGATACAGTTCTTCCAATTTCTAAGAATCCATTTCCAGTAGCCTGAACATCAGTATAAAACTTTTCCATTGTTTGCTGGAATGTATCTTCATCATTTAGTGTTTCTAGCCAATCACGTACTTCTAATTTAAGTCTTTCAATTCTACGACGAGCACGATCTACCTGCTCATCATCATCATTCATTTCAAAGCGCAACATTGTACGATCTGTCAAATCAAACTTATACCCAAGACCTACAACATTTTCTACCTTTGCATCAATGGCAGCATGATTAGCAAATGAAGTATCATAATAACTTGCTAATTCATACATATTGTATGGTGGTGTAATTACATCAAATAGTCCATAGCCATTTTGATATACCGTGCCAGGATTAATCTGTTTTGACTGTGCACCGTCTTTTCCTGACGGGAAAGCATTTGCATCATTTAGATATCTTGGCGTAGGTTCTACTGCTGGATAGCGTGGATTGTAACTATCTAGTGGCAAAGTATATTTTGCCATATTACGACTTGTTCTACGCTTGAAGTTTGTATCCATTCCAGATAAGTCTTTTAATTGATCCCATGATTTTAAGAAAGGATCGTTGTCCTGGAAAGGATTTGTATCATAATGCTCTGTATTCAGGCTTGCCTGAATGTAATCAAATCTATCATCCATTTTCGTAAATATCTCTTCCATGTGTCTTTAATGTTTGTTGTGCAGCATCAATAGCGCCAAGATCATTGAGAGATGGAATTAGACCTTCTTTAAATCTATCCATTTGCTCACTATATTCTTCTTCAGTTACCCTATTTACTCCAGGCATGAATACTGCTTCGCCATCTCCTGGATCGCCATAGTGCATCGCAGCCTTTTTTAACTCTGCTATCTTTTCAATATCTCCACGCACTGCTGGAATATTCAAAATAGAACCGTTTCCATCTGAAAACCACTTGCCATTTGCCTTTTTATAAACATAAAGACCCCAATTATAATTCTTTGGAATTACCTTCCTTCTGACATTACTTACAATAGGTTTGCCAGTTTTTGGGCTAATAAGTGGATTATTTTTATTATTCATACCATAAGTATAGCAGATTATACTGGTGTTGCGACATTGGTTGACCAAACTACCTCTGAATATACCTTCAAATTGTCAGGATTTATGGTTAAACCTTCATCATCATCAATAATAATCTTATTTGTACCAAGATATGTTTCAAATACATCTGTTGGATTTACTCCATATAGTTCAGATGAGGCAATAATTAATACCCCGTCCCATGTAAAACTATTTAACCAGTATTCCCAGTCATAATTAGTTACGCCGTCAGACTCGACACGGAGCCATGGGCGAGTGAGGGTACTCTGAACCTGCTGTAAATTATTTGCCTGATAATAAGCAATATTATTAAATAAAACTGGTCCATTAAGATTAATACCACCAAGATAAAGATCAAAATTAAGAGATGTAGAAAATGCTATTCCAAGTACTCCCCATTCTTTAATTGTCATCACTGGCTCTCTAACTAGCGTACCGTTCCAATAATATGCAAGCCCGTTAAATGCTGATCCAGTTGCTACGCTTTTTGCAAAAATGTTAGCCCGTGATCCATCACTATCTAAAGCCTGAATAAAGAATTTAATAGTGTCGCCCTTATATTCAATTTCAAATAGTTCTGTTTCTGCCAATGGGAATTTATCAAGATCAGACCTCATCCACATTTGCATAGCACTTACACGATAATTATCTGATACCGTGCTGTTAATAGGAATTGCTATTCCACGACTGACTAATGGATCATACTGACCACGAATCTCAATGCCAGAGGTTCTGTTCAAATATAAATATGGTGTGCTACCCTTATAAATACTAAATGGATTCTTGGCTTTATAATCAAAATATAGTCCAGCACGTGTGTATGGGAACATCTGTAATCCGAAACGAGTTCCAATAGGATTAAATGAGTTGGCATTAAATGCTTGTGATGCCAGTTCAAGTCTACGAAGAGTAATTGGCTTAGTTAAAATACCCCTGATATTAAAGTCTAAGT